CTTGTGTCTCTACGATGTCTTCAATGAAACGTGAGTATTCATAATGCTTGTTAATGTTAACGAGGATTTCACTCTCTGTAGCAGCAATCAGTGTGACCTGAGTTGATGCTGATTTAGCAGAGGCTGCTCCACGAGTTGGTTTAGGAATGTGAAGTACATCACCCTTTTTGCCTTTGAAAGACATCTTGGAGAACAAGTTTGCTGCAACAAGATTAGCCTTGTATGCGGCAACAATCTCATCACTCCAAATCTCAGGGATAAACTTCGCTGCGGTAGTGGTTGTTACATTATTAGTACCTAGTGCCATTTCTTATTTCCTTTAAGTTAATTGTAGACTCGTCCCTCTGCGTAAGCCTGAAGGATTTCCTCTGAATGTGCATAATATTTATCAGGGTTGTTTTTTAGAAGTTCTTGAATAGCCTTTCGAGAGTATTTCTTTTGTGAACTAATAGAAGAAGTTCCTGTATCAACAGAGGCAGCTTTAAGAGATTTACTTCTATTCTCTTTTACTTCAGTAGTGATTGGCTGCTGTTCTGGTTGCCTAACACCTGAAATAGCTTTCCAGGTGCTGATTAATTCAGTTGCAGCAGCTACGTCATACCTATCGTCTGCATCATCGTACAGTCTTTGTCTAATAGGAGAAGCATCTACCCACTCTTTAAACTGTGGGTTTTTTATCACTTCTACATAATCAGGAAACTGTTGTTGCAGATTCTGTTGAGCAGATTGAGCTTTCATTATCAAGGCATTTTCTTGTGCCTGTTTAATGGACGGATGATTGGATAAATACTCATCCATAGCTTCTGTTGGTTTTTTAAAGAATTTCTCGTTTGGGTCTTCAATCTCTTCTGATGACTGTTTATTTGCTGTATTTTTTAAGAGTTCCCGCTTGAGCATTTCATCAACGAACTTTCGATGTTCGCCAACTTCTTGAGCTTGTCTACCGTTGAGCTTTTCTAGCTCTTGGTGCATCTTAGCAACTTGTGCTGTAGACTTACCACGATACTTTTCAGGCAAATCATCTTCAGGGTTGTCCTCTGTTGCTGGTTCCTGTTGTGCTTCTACCTCTACCTGTTCAATAGGATTATCATCACCTACTTCATCAGGTGTAAAGTCAAGATTTTCTTCAATCGGATCTTCAAAATTAGCCATTTGTAAAAACTCCTGTCACATTGTGATTATAGGAAATAAAAAATATCACTGACGCTCAGTCTCTACGTTTTTCAGCGATTCTTGTTGCTTGCTCGTGCTTCCTAGCCCATGCGTCTGCTGCTGTTGGAAAGTCACCAGTGACCCCCTCTAAAGCAATACGTGGTGCTGATATGACACGAGGTGCTGCACACTGACAAGTAGGACACGATATTGTGGTTACCTCTTCATCAATGTAATTCTCTGCGGTGTGGTTCTGCTCACACCTAAATTCAAATATCCTCTTACTCATTGTTTAGTTGCTCCCAGGCTTCCTCAGAAAGTTTCTTGAGAGTTCTAATCCAATGTAAAACATCTAACTGTCCTTTACGAAAGTGCATTTCCTCAACGGTTTTAGTAGCCATCAAGTTATCTCTTTCTTCAATCATTGTTTCTACATCTGTCAACAAATCTGTGTAGCCTTGTGTCGACATCATTTCAAATCTTGCTTCGTAGTACGCCTGGAGTTCTTTATCCAAATGGAGTTCTCCTAAATGATAATGAGTATTAGAATGAGAATGATTCTCATTTACATAATGTTACGGCATTATACCACAAATGAACAACAAAGTCAAGCATTATTTACTGTCTGGTTCTTTTTTCTTGCATCTGTCTCTCAACTATTCTTTCCTTAGATTCAATATCTTTTTCTTTAATCAAGATATCCGCAATCTTAGCTCTCTTAGTAAACTCGTTAGTATCCTCATCTTTAATGTTAGCTGATAGGTTACGGATCATGTCCGTTTTAACCTTATCTTCCATAAGAGAAGCCTCAACCATAAGTTTCTGCGCTCTGGCTTGTGCCTCTTGAGCATCAGCCATAGACTCAGCAGCTCTAGCTTGTAGCTCAGCAGTCTGAGCAGCGAGGTATTGCATCTGAGCCTGTTGTTGTTGCATCTGCATCTCTTGAGCTTGTGGGTTAGGCTGAGACATCTGATCTAGTTGTGATACCAGCTCTTCTCTGTTCAACAAACCAGAGGTAGATACAATGCTCTTTAAGATGATAGGAACAATGGGTGAGTTAGGACCAAGCGTCTGAAGCAACCCTATTAGCTGTTGTTGTTCATGCTCTCTAGCAATAGACCCAATAGAGGACATTGTGGTAAACTTAAAGTCTTTCATTGGGTAACGCTCTGGGTCAAACTGCATATAGCGATACGCAACCTTCTTAACCATTGGAATGATGAAGTCATCCTGAAACGATGCCATTGCCACTTTATTCTTCTTGACAATAGCAGACATAGCTAACGACATACCCATACCGTTGTTTTGTCCTCCTCCACCTGCTGCGCTCTTGACCAACTCTGCCGAGTCTAGTGTGCCTGTTGCTTGCAGCAGCATTGCCTCAAACCCTTTAGCTGTATCATAGTTTGAGGCATCGGTACTTCCAAATTTAAACGGTACTAATATTTCTGAAGGGTTACCATTAGTTAGGATGTTTTTACCAGGTCTAACCTCAAACTTCATGCCTCTCGGCAATCTTGTAGCATCAATACCCATCATTGGGGCTGTTGTTAGTGCCAGGGAGTCCATATGGCTACGCAGTTGGGCATCAATAGCCTTTTGCATATTATATGCCTTCTCTACTGTTCCAACCCCGTAGAAGCGTCCTGGACGTACCTCTGGTCGATAGGCAATAACAGGTCTATCTTCCATCATGTACGGTGAGCGTTCTGCCTTCAAAAGCTGAGAATCATTGGCGATAACTACTATAGCTTCAACCAAATCAGCCATTTCTGATGCTTCATCGTCATCAGGGAACAGTTCTTCTGCTCTTTGCTCTACTTCTCCTGATTCTTCTAGTAAATCTCTAGGTACTAGCCCATAATATCGGATAACTTTAACTTTATCATCACGGTATTGAGTATCTTCAAGCTGTGAGTCATCTAAATCATCGTCATCATAAGAAGGCTTGACATCTACCTTTCGATAAACACCAGAAGCCATTCCTCTGATAACTTGATGATAACTGAGGTACTCTTCTACGCCTACACCTAAAGATTCCTCAATTGAGTCAGCATTTGGGTCAATTAAGAGATTTCTAGGGTTTACCGGCTTAATTTTTATGGATATCTTCTCTCTTTCGGTGACACCAACCTCTGCTATGCCTTGATCTGGCACTTCTTTGGTAGTAGGGACACGTTCCATCTCAGTTTTGACTAAAACTTCCCCAATACCAGTACCAAATATCTCTGCTAACTTGACAATTGATGATACATTGTTCAGATAAGCGTTATTGTGCGTGTCTTCAAGCAAAAGAAGCTGCATTTTCTCAATATCTGAGGCATCTTCATCTAAACCATCATCACTTATTTCAAACAGTTTGCCTGTTCCAGCAAAACCTTCCATAGTTTCCGCAACCCTGTTATCAACAGCTTGACGGGAGGCAGGACTAATAATTTTACTACGCTCACTGTCCCTTGTACGATCTTCTGCGCTCCAAACACCATAATAAATCCTCTCATATTCATCCCACTTGGTCTCATAGTTAGAGTCTCTCCAGTCTCTCCACTTATCGCAGTGATCGACAACAAAAGATACTAACTCCTTATCACTTTCAGTAACTTCTACTTCATCTGAGGTGAATTCTGTTTCCATGTTTCTTTCATCCATTTTTATTTCCTATTCAATGATTGTAGCCTGTGAGCTAGGTAATGTACCAGTTAGTTGATTCATCATAAGATCAAACATATCTAGCTGATCTGAGGTGTATGCCTTTTTATTAAAATCATCAGGCCATTGTTTAAAAGCATAGCCTCTGAAATAACCAGGTAATCCTGTTGTCTCTGCCCATTGTTCAAAGGGTCTTTCTTCTCCATTGTTTTTAACAGAGTATTCATACTGCCCTTTTAGTCTTTGCTCTTGTTCTGGTGTGAAAGAATTAACAAAATCATCATAATACTTTTTGTATGTAGGATCATTATAAATTAGGTGATGACTCGTAACATCAGCTAGAACATCTAGTGGTCTTACATCTTCATTATAAATTTCCATTCCTAGTTTATTTATAGGTAGCTCTCTAGGTCTAGGACTGTTCGGAGAACCTCTTTCATTCTGAGGAAAAAACTCTAGTTTTCTATTGTCTTGAGGGTTGTTTGATATCTTGTAATTAATATCTAAATCCCGTAAAGCTGGATACATATCACGGGCTTGTTGAAACACATCTTTGTTTGGCATACTAGTATCCTGATATCCAGTCTAAAGGTTCGTACTCATCTTGGTCATCTTCAAAGTACATTGCTGCGTTAGCTATGTGAGCAATAAGACTTACAGAATCTATCATGTCATCATGTACACCAGTAGTGGGAAAGTTTAACAACTCATCCTTGAACTCTCTTACCCAGTCTCCATCACACAACTCTATCTGTTTATGCTCAAACCTACCTTGTAAAGCACCAACAACTCTATCTACCTTGCTTCTATTACCTAACGCTACTTCTTCTATTCGTGGGTAGATGTTCTGCTTTAACATCATCTCTGTTAAGTAAGGCAGTACAGCCCTCATCAGAGAACCCTTCTCTATGCCTATGACTTGTATATTATAAGTCTTGACATGATCCAACATCCTCTCGCATATCTCTTTAATGTCCCACCTACCAGCGTCAACCTTATCCACCCACCACTTGTTATCATCACCTACCTTAACAATGGCTATGGACGTTTGATCCAGATACTTCTTCTTGTTACTGGCTTGCTTGGATACATTCTCAAAGCCTGCTAAGTCAACACCCATATAGTAAGTGCCTTCTTTAGGTTCATCATCCTTATCTTTAATAACAACCCAGTTCTCTTTAAAGATGTCTGACTGTGGTGCTTCAAAGTTAGCCATGAACTCTTGTCTGTAAGCAAACGTAGACATTGTATTCTTAGCTACTTCAATCTCTTCTTTATCCAGTAGTGGGTTATCAAAGCTAGTAAAGTGCCATGACTTCCAATCCTTAGTCTCTGGCTTATCACTCTGACCCATCTTGTAGGTATCATAGAAATGATTACGCCCCTTGGGTGTACCAATAAATATACAGTGACCCTTCAAGTCAGCTAACGCTGGTCTAAGAATCTGTTCAAACACAGTAGGTTTAATATCTGCATACTCATCGAGTACAACAAACTTTAAAGCTACACCACGCATTGTCTCTGGTCTATCAGCACCTTTTAACGATATCTTAGAACCGTTAATCAATGTAAGTTGCATATTGTTAACGTGACTGCTTGCTATCACTGGGTTACCAAGCTCAAGCAGTTGTTGCCACATAATATCTCTAGCTTGTTGCTGCGTAGGGGCTATATACCAGACATGACCCTTCTTAGCTTCTAAGGCGTTAACAAGCAACTGCCACGCTGCCAACATACTCTTACCCGTCCTACGACCAGCAGCTATAACCTTAAACCTGGACTTATCAGCCCACACATCTTTCTGCCAAGGTAGTAGCTTAATATCAAGATTCGACATCTACATCCTCATATTCTGCATCTTGTAGTTCTTCTTGATCTAAAACTTCAGCCTTAGCATCACCAAGCATTGATATCTGAATATTAACACTACCTCTACCTGCATCCCTACCCTTCTCAAAGTATGACATTGGAAGGACACGATCAATACACATCTTTAGACACGCCACTTGATCCTTGTCATCATCATTTAATGCCTTACTGATGATAGTGTTAATGACTGTCTCACCGCTTGTAGCTAACAACCTAGCATGAAACTCTTTGATCCTAGCAGCCTCACCTGGCGGTCTACCAATAACACCTCGTTTCTTCTTGGACTCAACCTCAGACTTTCTCGGTCTACCACGACCCCTTTTCTTAGGGACATTATCTACATCAGACAAATGTTTATCCTTATGTTTTATACTATTTAGTTCTAAATAGCTTTAAATAGAAAAATTATCAATAGATTACTATTAATGATTATCTGTTTTGATCTATTTAGTGTTCTATTATACCACAAATCAACAACAAAGTCAAGAACTATTTACTGTATTAGTCCAGAACTCCCGTGTTTTTTTTTAGTAGGGGACATATCTTAGTTCTAAACGACCTTAATAGCCCTTAATAACCCTTAATAGCTCTAAACGACCTTAATAGCCCTTAATAACCCTTAATAGCTCTAAACGACCTTAATAGCCCTTAATAACCCTTAATAGCTCTAAACGACCTTAATAGCTCTAAATGTCCTGATTCCTTATTCGTACCTATTACCTAGAGTACTGTCCAGTTTCTTTTCCTATTCTGATCTTTTTTGTGTCTGTTAGGGTAATACTAATAAGTTTTTACAGAGCCTAACATACCCCCCCTATAAAGTTATCCACAAAGAATCCACAAGTTATACACAAGATTCTAAATGAGAATGATTCCTATTTAGATTTGTAAATGATAACCATTCGCATTAAGCAGAGCTATATAGTTATCCACAAACTACTCACAAGTTACTAACAAGTTATCCACAGGGAGGGAGGGTCATACCAGGGGAGGATGTATCCGAGTGGTAGCCTCATAGCACTATTTAACAGCTACTACACAACGACTCCACAGACCACTCCACAGCCTCTCACAAGCCACTCACAAGCCTCTGACTTAACGGGGTTACCTGCAGATTAAAAAGAACTGGGGGATGCGTCTAAGACGTTGATTAGCTTATGCTTTAAAGGCATAACACTTATAACAAAATGATCTATTAATTTATGAATAAAACACTTGCATTGTGTCTTGAGGTAGGTATAATAACAATTGTGGTAAGGGAATTTAATTAACAACAAAGGAGAAATAAAATGATTACTGAATACATAGTATTAGCGAGAAGTTTAAACAATGAAGAGGAGGAGGTGTTGTCCTTCGAAGACTTGTCTGAGGCTCAGAGCTACAAGAAAGAGTTGGACTCAGCTAAGTACAGGATTGTTAAACGTATAACAACAACTGAGGATGAATACTTATGAACAAGTTAGATATATTTCTTTGGATAGGGTTTACAGGTTATGTCTGGGTGTGTTATTATCTGATAGCGGGGCTTTATGGCTACTGAAATTCAAGAGTACATTATATTCTTTGTGTTAGGATATTTAGCAGCTAGGTTTTTTATAGACTAAGGAGATAGATTTATGAAAAAGAAAACACCATACGACCAAGGCTCTGCAGACTGCTGGGCAGAGCGTGATAGGGATTTAACTGAGCTTAACTGGACACCAGAGCAGGTAGCTGATTACCATAAAGGCTGGGCAGCTCAGGAGGTCTTAGGAGACTACTGGAGAGATAAGAACCATGACTTAAACCAGGATTATGACCACTACGTAGGAGGAGAGGATTGATGACATATCTCACAAGAACAATTGCTAATATATGTATTGCTTGGGTCTTATCTCTGTTTTACATCTACATGATTGGAGAGATAGTGGTTAACAAGAATACATTTGAAGAGTTCCTTATATTTATGGTTCCACTACAACTCATTACAACTGTGAGAGGAGTATACCCTTGGGTAAGAAACAAGTAACAGCAACCTACGAGAAGTTTATTGACGGTAGACCAAAGTTCAGGTTAGAATGGACTAACCATACCAAGCAGTTCTTTATAGATGACAAAGAAGTCAGTGAAGAAGTTTGGATAACAGGAGTAAAGGAGAACACACAATGAAAGTAGAATTATTGGACAGCATGGGAAATGACCTAACAGTAGTGAATGCAGCTCGTGTCAGCTTCAATAAGCAACACACTGAAGTTGAATCTACTGACGCTGGTTTAATAAGATACCTGGCTAAGCACAAACACTGGTCACCATTTGCACACTGCTTTGTACAGTTCAGGATTCAAGCACCTATCTTTGTAGCCAGGCAGCTTGGGAAGCACCAGGTTGGTCTGTCATGGAACGAAATCTCTAGGAGGTATGTCAGTGATCCTCCTGAGTTCTGGGAGGCTCCTATGGGATGGAGAGAAGCAACAGAAGACAAGAAGCAAGGCTCTGGAAGGTTGTCACCATTTAACCGTGAGGCTAACCTGCTGCGTGACTCAACGCATAAACTATGCTCTAATGCTTATGAACAGTTGCTGGGTATGAATATCTGTGAAGAGCAAGCAAGGTCTGTACTTCCCCAGAGCATGATGACTGAGTGGTTCTGGTCTGGAAGTCTGTATGCGTTCTCAAGGGTGTGTAATCTACGCAACAAAGAAGACTCCCAAAAAGAAACTCAAATAATTTCCTTGCAAATTGACAAGGAGTGTGGTAAGCTGTTCCCGCTAAGTTGGAGTTCTTTAATGAATCGTAATTTTGAAATAGGAGAAGGATAATGAAGTGTCAAGCCTGTGATGAGATATTGTCTGATTTTGAGGCAACCAGAAAAATGATAGAGAGTAATGAATATTTAGAGCTGTGTAATCATTGCTTTAATGTGTCACCAGAGGATAACATACTCACGCTGGATAGAATGGACCTGCGTCATGTTACTGATGACAAACCAGGTTTAGAGTTTGAAAGATTAGATGAAAATGATTATGACTCTCTTGGGGTCACTGATGTTTACTTCAACGACTAAGGAAAAGACAATGAGTGATGAATACTATTTTGAAGGTGATGACGATCAACAGTTCTTTAGTCAAGAGGAGGAGCAGCATTTTTATGCGGTTTTGAGTGACTATATTGATTTGATGACTATTTATGATCCTAATTTCATATTACTTACTGTATGTGAGTTAATGAAAGAGAAGCAAGCTAACAGTCTAAATAGTCTCAATTAGATTATTATTAATGATTTTATATTTAATGCTAATTAAAGCTAAATAGTTATTATAGCATACTTTAAAGGATTTGTCAATGGGAATACAATTAAAAGTTCACCAACCATGTCCTGATTGTAATAGTTCGGATGCTTTGACTACTTATGATTGGGGAAGTAAGTGCTATGCTTGTGAAGTTGTGCATAGGAACCAACAAGATCAACCAAACCAAAGGAGAAACATGACGTTAGTAAACACAACAAGCGAGGTTCCAAAGCCTCTGATACACCCTGATGTAGATGCTGTATCTCGACCTGTGCCTATAAGGAACATAACCAGAGCCACTATGGAGCATTTTGGAGTTAAAGCTGACTCTAATCATTACTGGTTTCCGTACACTAATGAAAAAGGGAAAATAGTAGCGTACAAAAAGCGTGGGATCACAGATAAAAAATTCAGCACAACAGGTGATTGGAAACAAGCTAATCTTTTCGGACAGAATTTATTTAACAGTGGTGGTCGGTATGTAACGATTTGCGAAGGCGAATTTGACTGTCTGAGTGCGTTTGCTATGCTTGGCTCTAAGTTCCCAGTGTTGTCCATTAGGAACGGTGCAGCCAGTGCCTCAGTAGATGTCAGAACTCATTACAAATGGTTGAACTCATTTGATAATGTAGTGATCTTTATGGACAATGATGAGCAAGGTGCTAAAGCTGTGGATGCTATTACCCAGGTCTTAGGCTCTAAAGTTAAAGTGTTTAAGGCAAAAGAAGGTTTCAAAGATGCTTGTGATTATCTATCAAGAGGAGAAGAGAAGTTATTTCTGGACACCTGGTGGAGAGCTGAGAAGTACGTTCCTGCTGGTATTGTCAGTGGCTCCTCACTCAAAGATCAAGTACTTAAACTACCAGAAGCGTCTAAAGTTCGTTACCCATTCTCTCAGCTAGATGACTTAACTATGGGTATTCGAGACACTGAGTTGGTTACTATCACTGCAGGTTCTGGTCTAGGTAAATCACAGTTCTTGAAGGAACTGATCTACGCTATTTTCAACCAAACTACTGACAACATTGGTATTATGTTTCTTGAAGAAAGTGTAGATAGAACTGCAAGATCACTGATGTCTTTACATTTAAACAAACCAATACACTTACCAGAAACAGAGGTTACAGATCAAGAGCTTGAAGATTCTTATAATGTCATGCTTAAAGATGATAGGATTTATTTCTATGACCATTTTGGCTCTAACGATATTGATTCTATTATTAACAATGTTCGCTACTTTGCCAAAGCTCTTAATTGTCGTTACGTCTGCCTGGACCACGTGTCAATAATTGTTTCTGCTCAAGCAAACGTAGATGAGCGTAAGGCTATTGATGAAATCATGACTAAATTACGAATGCTCACACAAGAAACTGGTATCTGTTTATTCTTAGTCAGCCACCTAAAACGCCCTGACGGTAAAGGCTTTGAGGATGGAGCGCAGGTGTCTATATCAGCACTCAGAGGCTCTGCAAGTATTGCACAGTTGTCTGATGTTGTTATTGGTTTAGAGCGTTCTAGTCAAGACCCTGACCCTATTGAGCGTAACTCAACCAGGGTGCGTGTGCTAAAGAATCGTTACTCTGGTCAGGTTGGTCCTGCTGGACGCTTGCTTTATGATATGAATTGTGGTAGAATGACTCAGCGTTTAAACGAAGAAGAGGAAAACCCACTGTGAGAAAAATAATTATTGATGTAGAAACAGATGGACTTGATGCCACCAGAATATGGTGTGCTGTTACTAAGAACATAACAACTGAGGAGATTAAAGTATGGACAGTAGCCAGCGAATTACAAAAGTATCTAAGACCAGAAGATACCTTGATTGGTCAGAATATAATCGGATTCGATGCACCAGTGTTGAGGAAGCTGTGGAACTTGAAAATAGATTCAGCCCAGTTGCAAGATACGTTGATAATGTCTCGGCTACTAAACCCAGTAATCGAGTCAGGACACTCGCTAAGATCATGGGGACTACGGCTAGGATTGCACAAGGGAGACTTCACAGCTTTCGATGGAGGTCTGTCTGATGAGATGGTTGAGTACTGTATCCAAGATGTTGAGGTCACTGCTGCGTTATACAAGAATCTTAGTGCTGATTTATTGGAGTGGGGTGAGTCCTCTGATCTTGAGCATCAAGTTGCTGTTATCACCAAAGCACAGCAAGATAAAGGATTCAAAATTGATGTTAAGAAAACAATTGGACTTCTGGCAGACTGGAGGAAAAGACTATCAGAAATTGAGGAAGAACTACAAAGAGTTTTCAAACCTATTGTAACTATTCGGTTTAGTGAGAAGACAGGTAAACGTCTTAAAGATAAAGTAGAAGTGTTCAATCCAGGGAGTCGTAAGCAGATAGCAGAGCGTCTTGTTGTTCTTGGTTGGACTCCTAAAACATACACTGAGAAAGGAACGGTGATTGTAGATGAGAAAGTACTTTCAACTATTGACAGACCTGAAGCTAGGCTCTTTGAAGAATTCTTACTTCTTCAAAAACGGATTACTCAGGCTGAGAAATGGATTGACTATGCAGATCACTCCGACAGGGTACACGGTTCGGTCAACACCAACGGTTGTATCACGGGACGAATGAGCCATTCAAAACCAAATCTCGCCCAAGTACCGAGCGTCTCTAGCCCTTACGGTAAAGAGTGTAGGTCTGTCTGGACAGTGGATGAAGGTAATGTACTGGTTGGTATAGATGCTTCTGGTCTTGAGTTGCGTATGCTTGCTCACTATATGCGTGATGATGACTACACCAATGAGATACTGAGTGGTGATATCCACACAGCTAATATGAAGGCAGCAGGGCTTACTGATAGAGATCAGAGTAAGCGGTTCATTTATGCTTTTCTTTATGGAGCCGGTCCTGCTAAGATTGGGCAGGTAGTTGGTGGTAGTGAGCGTAAAGGTAAGAAGTTGATTTCTACTTTCCTGGCGAATACACCAGCCTTAAAAGTTCTGAAAGATAAAGTTAACAAGTTATCTGATAAAGGATGGCTGCCAGGTTTGGATGGTAGGAAGTTATTTGTTAGATCACAACACGCAGCTCTTAATACTTTGTTGCAGGGAGCTGGTGCGATAGTTATGAAAAAAGCCTTAATACTATTGACACAGAAGCTAAATTGTGATAGAATACACGGCTCGATTGTAGCTAATGTCCATGATGAATGGCAAATAGAAACAACTGAAGAACACGCTGATATTGTAGGTAGGTACGGTGTGATGGCAATACAAGAAGCAGGACTTGCATTCGGGCTACGCTGCCCTCTCGATGGTGAGTTTAAAGTAGGTACTAACTGGGCAGCAACACACTAAAAGGAAATACATGGCTAATCTAAAACCTATAGTAGTAAAGACAGAACTCATGTGGGATGATAGAGAAATAATTAACCCTCAGAGTAAAAAGTATCAGATTAATCTAACTCATCTATCAGATGACGCTGTAAAAAAACTAACAGAGATTGGCGTTAAAGTTAGGAACGATAAACATGATCCAGAGCAAGGTAACTATATAGTAGTCAAATCAGCAAATTATCCAATCAAGGCAGAGCTTGAAGACGGCACTCCAATTATTAATGCTAAAATTGCAAATAATTCTAAAGCAGTCGCTACAGTTAAGCCTTACACTTGGACCTTTTCTGGTGACACTGGTGTAGGTACTGGTGCAGGTAGGATAGTTGTTACTGAGTACGCAGAGTACACTGGTCCCAGTATGGACAATCCTCTCTAACTTGTCTAAGTCAATGGATAAAGCGTGTGGTTTAATCGATGGAGATATCCTGGTTTATCGTGTCGGATTCTCTGTCGATGACCCTGCAGAGGAGAAGTTTGCAATATCTCGCATGGGTAACTTTGTTGAGAACTTAATAAGATTAAAAGGTATTGATTCTTATGAAGGTTATTTAACAGGGAAGACCAACTATAGATCAGAGATTGCCACCGAACAACCTTATAAGGGGAATCGTAAAGATGCTAGAAAACCTGTACATTACGATACTCTGCGTGATTACCTTATATCTAATTGGGGTTTTATAGTCATTGAAGGTCAAGAAGCTGATGATGCAATGGGAATCAAAGCGTATGAATTACCAGAGGATTCTAGTTGCATAATGACCATTGATAAAGATTTAGATATGATCCGAGGTTGGCACTACAACTTTGTTAAGCGAGATTTATATTATGTTACTGAAAGGGAGGCTATAAAGAATTTCTATCTTCAGTTACTTACTGGTGATCGTGTTGATAACATTCCAGGTCTTAAAGGTATTGGTCCAGTAAAAGCCAATAAAATTCTTGAGAACTGTACAACTGAGAAAAGTCTTTTCAAAGCTGTGAGTGAAAAATACGATCATGACCTTGATAAAATAACAGAGCGTGGAAGGTTACTATGGATACGAAGAAAAGACAATCAGCTATGGAAACCGCCAAGCATTTCACGATAGGTTATGTGCAATGGGTTGACGCTGTTGCGGATGCAGGATGGACTGACGAATCAAAGGTAGAGACCCACCCATGCCTCAGTATAGGATTCATAGTCGATGAGACACCTGATGCTATTTGTCTGGCAGCAGCAATGTCACATGAGCAGTCCAACTCTAGGATACATATTCCTAAAGGATGGATTAAAAGCATTAAGAGAGTCACACTAGATAAATTCTTAAACATAGGGAGAAAACCATTAAAACCCATAGTGCAAAAGCAAAAGGCAGAAGACTCCAACAGTGGTTCAGAGATGCGATCCTCGAAGTCTTTCCCTTTTCCAAAGACGATGTAAGGTCCACCAGTATGGGAGCTGCTGGTGAGGACATCCTGTTCTCTAAGGAAGTAGGTGACCAGCTAGGGATATCGGTTGAATGTAAGTCAAGAGAGTCAATGGCTGTCTACTCTTTCTACTCTCAAGCAGATGACAACTGTCCTGAAGATAGAGAGCCTGTTGTTGTCATTAAACAAAACAAGTCTGCACCTCTTGTTGTGGTTGATG